ACAAACAAAATCATTCTTGCCGCAGCGCAAACCAACACGGCTGGCGCGTATTTCTTAACCACAACCATCACGTCTACTAGCACCGGCAACGGTACTGTTATTCCTGCTGGTGTGTATATCATGTTCCCACAAGCAAACACTTCTGTGATTGCCTATAACGGTTCTTCTAACGTAACTGTCTCGGCAGCTAACGTTGGCGGCGTTATCATCTCTGATGGTGTGAACGTATATGCTAAGTCTACGCAAGCTGCTGATACTGTTACTCTGCTAGCGACCAATGGTGGTCAAGCAGTCGGTAGCACTTACGTCAGTTAAGGAGACACTATGGCTAATCCAGATTCAGTCGGTCAAAACACTCCAGAAAGTTTCGGCACTTATGCTATTGCCTCGGCTCAAGGCGTATCTTTGGCGGCTACTGGTAACGCTGTTGTTGCCCTTCCCATCCTTCGGGGTGGTCTTACTGCTGGAAGCAGCGTAGCAACTTCTGGTGCAGTCATTGTTCGTAGAGTAACTATTCAGAACCCAAGCGCAAGCGTGGCTACTGGAAACATTACTATCTTTACGAGCAATGATGGAAACACCAGCAACATTGTTGCAAACGCTGTTACTTTAAGCAGTTTGTCGGCTACTGGAACATTCCAAGACATCGCGTTAACCACGGGTGGCAATGTGATTGTTTCAGGCTACAACGCGCAAGCCTTGTATGTGAAAGTCGGTACTGCCGTTGCTGGCACAGTCGATGTTCGCGTATACGGTGACACAGTAAACTTCTAAAGCTATGCAAACCTTATATGTGACAAACAAGTGGGAAAAACCCATAACATTTAGCTACGAGTTCAAGCCGTATACCTTCCCTGTAGGGGAAACGGTGGAAGCTCCAGAAGATGCCGTTTGTCACATATTTGGTCATGGTGACCCAAATAAAGAAAATTACATGGCGAGGCTGTCGCTAATTCAAACAAGAAATGACATTCCTGAAGGTTTGAAAATCTTGTCTAAATTTGAAATCTCTGACAGACCGCCTGTGAAAAGCCACTTGTTATCCCCGGTGGTTGAAAGAGTACCTCTGCCTTCTAAGAAGGTAGGGGGAAAAGTCAACTCTGAACACGATGGATAACGCATGGCTCAAACACTCCAAGGCTATCTCACGCAAGTTAGATATTTGTTGCATGACGCGCAATCTAACTTTTACACTAATGACCAGCTAATAGGCTACATCAATAGTGGGCGTGAGCGTGTCGTGCGCGACACAGGGTGTTTGAGAGCCGTGCAAGTAACCCAAGCGCCAGCCCCTCCAGTAGCGGGTGGCAATAATCCAGTCATTTGGTCTAGCGGTCTTGTTGTTACTACTAACCAATATGTCTTTTCTAATATCTTTATTTACAAGATTATTGTGGGTGGAACTCTAGGCGCTGAAGTTCCTCCTTATCCTTCCGCTAATTACGTTTATCCCCCATCAGGCACTTTGACTCTGACAGACAGCGCTGTAACTTATCAGTATGTCGCACCATGCGAAGTTATTAACTTTGCTGCTTTGCCATCGGGTTTGCAGACGCTTGATATTTTGAACGTAAACATTTATTGGGGAAACTCAAGAATTCCATTACGGTATTTGCCTTGGACGCAATTTAATGCTCAGTTGCGTTACTATCAAAACTATATTGGTAGACCAATTGCTTTTAGCATTTTTGGTCAATCTCAAATTTATGTCGGACCAATTCCAGACCAAGCCTATGTAGCTGAGCTGGACACGGTTATTCTGCCAACTGCTATGGTTAATCTGTCTGATACAGATACCATCAATGAACCATACGATACTGTTGTTCAGTTCTATGCGGCTCATCTTGCCAAATACTACGAACAGTCTTTTGGCGAAGCTGAAATCTATTTGCAGCAGTACAAGCAAAAAACCCAGTCGGTTCTGACATCCACTTTCACAAGAAGGATTCCAGACCCGTACTCAACACCGTTCTAAGACATGGCAGCCGCAGAGCAAAAAAAATCTTACGAGGTTGTCAAACAGTTCAAGGGTGTAAACACCAAGGCGAACAGAACAGCTATTGACGATTCCGAGTTCTCTTGGCTTGAGAACGCTATGCCTATTGGCTATGGCAATATTAAGATTACTCCTACTTATTCCAATGTAGGTAGCGTTACCTTTACCAATACAGTAACTTTTTACTGTTCAGCCAATATTGGCTTGATTGATTATTTGGTTGCATTTCAGGCAAACGGCTCGGCTGAGTTTGTGCGCTTGGACACAAATGTTAGAGGCACTATTGCTTCTTCTGGAACATTTAGCGCATCAGGGGTCAACATCTCCCAATGGAAAAATGACCGTGTTCTTATTGCTGACCCTGCAAAGGGTTACTTTACTTGGGATGGAATAAACCTAATCTTTATTGGTGCTATTGGACAAGTCGGAATTGTTCAGCCGGGTTCAGGTTACACCTCTGCGCCAGCAGTTATTATTTCTGCCCCCAATACAGCTAACGGCGTACAGGCTACGGCTGTGGCAACTATCACGGCTAATACAGTATCTTCTATCACAATTGTAGAAGCGGGAACGGGCTATACAAGCTCTCCTACTATCACATTCAATGGCGGTGGTGGTTCTGGTGCTAATGCAGTAGCAGGGATTACCACTTTTGCAACGGGAACAGTCTCAGTCTTAGTGACTGCTGGTGGCACGGGTTATACCAATGCGTCTAACCTGACTGTCACTATCGCTGGTGGCGGTGGCGCTAATGCGGCTGCCCAAGGCATTGTTGCTGGTGGAATTGTTACCCAAGTAGTGATGACTAATGTAGGTAGCGGTTATACCAACTCCTCGAACATTACTGTAACCATTGCAGGAGGTGGAGGAACTAACGCCACAGCCAGAGCAATCATTAATACAGAGCCAGTAGTAGGCATACAGTCTTTTTCAGGGCGTGTTTGGATAGCCAATGGACGCACAGTCACTTATTCTGCTGCTGGGTCGTATAACGACTTTATAAGCGTTTCTGCGGGACAAGCAACCCTGACTGACGCAACCTTGCACGGCAACATTACTCAGCTACTCTCAGCCAATAACTTCCTATACATCTTTGGAGATGATTCAATCAATGTCTTCTCGGATGTGCGGGTAACCAATGCTGGCACAACGCTGTTTACTAACACCAACGTAAGTGCTTCTGTTGGCACTAAGTTGCAATACGCTATTTACCCTTACTTTAGGTCTGTCTTGTTTATGAACGACTATGGGATATATGCCCTAGTAGGTTCTACGACTACTAAAGTCTCTGATTCTCTTGATGGTGTTTTCCCTAACATTGACTTTACTTCTCCTGTTTATGCGGGTCAGGTGTTGTTGAACAACATTTTGTGTGCTGCTTTTAACTTTCGCTATACGGGTGGGTTAGGAACTTCTAGCTCTAGTCGGTATATCCAAGCCATATTCTTTGAGAAAAAGTGGTTTTTTACAAGTGCTAGCAACGACTTGGCTTACATCACCTCTGCGCCTTTGGGTGGCAGGATTAATCTATACGGCTCTAACGGCAACTCTTGTGTTCGCTTGTATGCGGATTCAACATCTCCCATCAATAGTTATATACAGACTTCATTGAATCCAATGAAAGACCCTATACGAACCAAGCAAGCCTTGAAGGTTGGCATTGAAGCTACCTTGAGCAATGCTGCTCAGTTGACGGTTACGGTGGACTCTGAGACGGGTTCTAGCACTCCTGTTTTGCTTGGAGAATTAGTCAGTTGGATTAATAATCTGAGTAATGTGATTTCTTGGACAAACAACAGTTCTGCTGTAATCACTTGGTATGGCGGTGGCGGGTATACCCTATACAAGACTGACGCAAAACAATGGGGTAAGTATTTGGGCATGACCGTTACATCAACGGGTGCAAATTTTGTAATCAATGGGTTCGAATACGAACACGAATTAAGAGTGAGGTTCTAACATGGCAGTTCCATATACCTTTGGTAACGCAACAACAAGCATTCCTCTGTCTCAACTAGACAGTAACTTTGCTACGACCATAACGCTTGGCAACACAGCTATTCAGTTGGGTAACACCGTTACTACGCTAAACAACATGACGTTGGCTAATGTGACCATATCTAGTGGCACAAGTAATCTTGCAGCAACCGCAATTACTAACGGCACATCCAATGTAACTATTGCTTCTTCTGGCGGCAATATTGCAATGGCAACAAATGGTGCTACTGCGATTACTGTTGATACTTCACAGAATGTGGGGATTGGTACTGCTTCGCCTAATATTGGTGGGTATGGTGCAAATAGTCGTATTCTTACTGTTCAAGGTGTTAGCGGTTCATACGCTATTGCTGAACTATCATCAAATTCTGCAAATTCAGATGATGTTTTTGTAGGTCGTTTAGATTTTTCAAGTGATGGACAAGCGGCTAATTATAAAAATGTAGCGTCCATTGCATCTGCTTTATCTGGTTCAACATCTACTAAATTTGGTGCTAACCTTCAGTTTTATACAAGAGCAAACAACGCTGGTTCTGGTTCTCCAATAGAGCGTATGCGTCTCGACCCTAATGGCAACTTGCTATTTAACTCAGGCTATGGTTCTGTTGCTACTGCTTATGGTTGTCGTGCTTGGGTTAACTTTAATGGAACAGGTACTGTAGCGATTCGTGGAAGTGGTAATGTGAGTTCAATTACAGATAATGGTACTGGTAGTTATCTTGTAAATTTTACAACTTCTATGCCTGATGTAAATTATGCTGTTGGTGGATTGATGCAACCATCAGTTTCAAATGCTGGCTCTGACACTTATGCCAATTTTAGCGCTGCAATGGCTTCTAGGGTTGACCTTTCCCACTATGAAGCAGGAACACTACGAGATTCAGCATTTGTCAGTTGTATCGTTTTTCGCTAAAAGGATTAAT